AATTCTTACCTAGCAATATTGAGTACACTGGTCTAGACTATGACAAGCGTATTATTCCTGTTGCTAGAGATCAAGCATGGAGAGAGAATGCTACATTTGTTCACGGCGATATCAACACGTATGAGTTAGGACAATACGACACTATCATTGCATTTGAGGTTATTGAGCACTTAGACAATGGGTTGGAGATCGTAGAAAAACTTAAAAGACATTGCAATAGATTGATGATCACTGTACCTATGCTTGAGACACCGGGACTATGGGGTCCTCATCACAAGATACATAACTTAGATGAATCATTCTTTCCCGGCTTTAAGTTTAAATTTATTGCGCCTGACGGTAGTCTACGTGATGAGCCACATGAGCGCGGCGACAAAGAAAACATCAACTTGATGTTATGCATTTGGGACAAAGAAGAAATGACAATAGAAGAATCACTTAAATTTTTAAACGAACAAGATCCTGCAATGTATCGGGAAGTTATCGAAGCTAATCAGTATCACTTAACACCTGAGCGTGTAAGAGACAGAATAGTAATTGATATTGGTGCCAACATAGGTGCATTCTCGTTATATGCTGCTGCATTGGGTGCTAAAAAGGTAATCTCTGTAGAGCCGATCAGTGCATCATACAATACTTTTTTAAAGAACATTCATCGTTTAGGTCTACCGAACATAACTACATATAAAAAGATTGTGTCAGAAAAGGGCAACGACTTTTTACCTGTTAGTTTAAACGATAACGCAGGTGCAAACAGTATGTACAATGTTTCAGAAAACTATGAAGTTGTTGAGACAATTACATTTTCTGAAATCATGAATCAAATTGCAGGACATGACATTATATTGAAACTAGATTGTGAAGGTGGTGAATATGATGTTATCATGAATGCTAATGAACATGATATGGTTAGGATCAATGAAATCATGATGGAGATACATACTGATCTACATCCTAAATACAAAGGTAAAGAGGTCATTGAACAAAAGCTAATTGACTTTGGATTTGAAAAGAAAGACTCAGTTCAAATCTATTACTGGGACTGGGATCAAAATGGTCAACCTGTAAATTACCGTGAAGCACCATTCGTAAATCAATACTGGAAAAAATGAAAAAAGAAATCTTATGCTCAATCTCTACTAAAGGTAGATACGATACAACGTTGCCAATGGCAATTTCATCTGTAATCACGCAGACATTGAAGCCTGATTATATTATCATTCAGGATGATAATGATCAACCAATAGATGTGCGTGAGATACAGCACTACAACTACCTAATGCAAATGCTCAGTGAATCTGGTATTGCGTGGGAATGGCTATATGCTGAAAAGAAAGGTCAACATCACAATCACCAACGTGCAAATCATATGGGATTTAAATGGGTGTGGAGATTAGATGATGACACTATAGCTGACAGCAATGTATTGCAAACACTCTATTTACATGCAAATGAAAATGAAAATGTAGGTGCAGTAGGAGGTTCGGTTCTTACACCTCCTTCAATGGGAGAAGTAAACGCTACAGGTAAAATAGAAGACATTTACAGTGAACCTAATTTACAATGGGGTCGTATAAAACAGAAGAAGGAAGTAGATCACTTGCATTGTTCTTTTTTATACCGTGCAGGTGTCGCTGATTATTGTTTAAGTTTATCACGTATTGCACACCGTGAAGAAACATTGTTCACGTATGAATTAATTAAAAAAGGCTACAAGAACTATGTTGTTCCTGAAGCTATAACCTGGCATTTGAAAAACAAAGTTGGTGGAATTAGAGATGGCGTTCATGAAATGTTCGAACATGATGAGCGTATATTTCAAAACATAATGAACTTCAAAGACCAAACAATTGTTATCTTAGATTGTGGTATGGGTGACCATATCGTCTTTAAGAAGGTTCTCCCTTATATCAAAAACCCTGTACTCTTTACGTGCTATCCTGAAATTATTCCAGGACGTAGTATAGCTGAAGCACAAGCATTATTTGGTGACATTCATGATTACAATGTCTATGCACACATGGATCGTTGGAACTGGACAGGGTCACTTGAAGATGCGTTTAAAAAATTCTATAATGTAATATGATTATTATTTCTCCTTTCTCTAAGTTCATGCGTAATGGACAACAACACCCAAAGAACTATCCATATTGGAAAGAAGTGTTAGCTCATATTGATGAGCCAGTTATTCAAGTTGGAGTTAACGGTGAAACACAAATTGTCGATGATTTCAGAAAGAATTTGTCGTTGACCGAATTGGCTACGCTAGTAAACGAATGCAAGACATGGATGAGTTGTGATAGTTTCTTGCAACATTTTTGCTGGGACCTAAACAAGCCCGGAGTTGTTGTGTTTGGTCAGTCTGATCCAAATATTTTTGGTCACCCTGAAAATACTAATCTACTGAAAGATCGAAAATATCTCAGAGAAAAGCAATTTTGGATTTGGGAACAAGCAGAGTTCATTGAAGAAGCATTTGTTAGTCCTGACGTTGTAGTCGAGGCATTGAAGAAATTTGGCGTGATAACTAAATAATGGAAAACTTATTTCAAAATTCATACGATACTATATTCAAACAATGGTATCGTATGAGGACATCTTTGGAAGAAAAAGACATTCAAACGCAATGTGTAGAAGTTGATAAGTGGTGGCAGACTGCGCCTTTAGTAAATCATTATCTGCACCCTGATTTGGTAGAAGAATGGCCCAATCCATGGGAATTGATCTCTGATAATCACTACTGCCACATTGCTCGTGGATTGGGTATGTTTTATACGTTGTATCTATTGGGTGTACGAGAGCTTGATTTTGTTCAAGTAAAAGACTACAATAACGAAGACGTAGTCCTTATACTAGCAGACCACGCAAAATATATACTTAATTACTGGCCCAATTCGGTAGTAAATAACAATCTACAAGATTTCAAAATAGTTAAGCATATTGATACTATGCCAATAATTAAAAAAATAGGTTTAAAATGAAGATACATGTAATAAAACGATCCGGACAAAAAGAGTTACTGACAATTGAAAAATGGCAAGCACAAATAGCAAAAATATGTACCGGGATAGCTGATGTAAGTCAGTCTATGATTGAGATTAAGGCTCAACCGCATTTCTACGACGGAATCACTACACAAGAAATTGATGAAATAACTCTACGTGCTATCGTAGACCTTATTGACGTTGAATCTAATCCTGATCTAGGTCATACTAATTATCAATACGTAGCCGGCAAACAACGCCTAAGTATGCTACGCAAAGATGTTTATGGAAATTATGAACCGCCTAGCTTGTACGAAATTGTAAAAACTAACGTAGCTACAGGATTATACACTCCGGAACTCTTAGAGTGGTATTCAGAAGACGAGTGGAATAAAATGGATGAAATTTTAGACCATTCTAAAGATGAAAGTTATAGCTATGCTGCCATTGAGCAGTTAATTGAAAAGTATCTGGTTAAGAATCGTTCAACAAAGCAAACATATGAAACTCCGCAAATTAGATACATGGTCGCGGCCGCTACTGTATTTCACAAAGAAGAACCGAACTCAGCGAGAATGCGCTACATCAAAGAGTACTACAACGCCGCGAGCGACGGACTTTTTACTCTTGCTACTCCTGTATTGGCTGGCCTTGGTACTCCTACTAAACAGTTTAGCTCTTGCGTACTCATTCGTTCGGATGATGATCTAGATTCTATTTTCGCTTCTGGCGAGATGATGGCCAAGTATGCTAGCAAACGTGCTGGCATTGGTTTAGAGATAGGACGTTTACGTTCATTAGGCAGTCCCATCAGAGGTGGTGAGATTCAACACACTGGTATGATTCCTTTCTTGAAGAAGTGGTTTGGAGATTTACGCAGTTGTTCACAAGGAGGCATTCGTAATGCTAGTGCTACGGTTTTCTATCCCATCTGGCATCATCAATTCGATGACCTTATTGTTCTCAAAAACAATCAAGGAACCGAAGAAACAAGAGTACGACACATGGACTACGGTGTTGTGCTTTCTGCATTCTTTTGGAGACGATTCAAGAATAAAGAGAATATTACCTTCTTTGACCCTAATGAAGTACCCGACCTCTACGAAGCCTTCTACTCTAATACAGCGTTGTTCGAAGAACTATATGTTAAGTGTGAAAAACGCAAGGACCTCCGCAAAAAAACGATGAGTGCGGAAGAGGTGTTTAAGAGCGGCATCTTAAAAGAACGAACTGATACAGGCCGTATCTATCTTGTCTTCATCGACAACGTGATGAATCAGGGTCCGTTTGATCCTGAATACCATACTATTTACCAGAGTAACCTTTGCTGTGAAATTCTACTCCCTACTAAGCCTTTTAAACGTCTTGATGATCCTGATGGTCGCATTGCACTATGTACATTGGGCAGCATCAACTGGGGCGCTTTCCGTAATCCAGAAGACATGCGCCGTGCTTGCCGTATCCTCCATCGCAGCCTCAACAATATACTTGATTACCAGGACTTTTTAAGCATTCAAAGTAAGTTATCTAACGATGAGATCCGACCACTGGGCATCGGCATCACTAACCTAGCCTATTGGCATGCTAAACGTAGTCTTAAATACGGTGAGAAAGATTCATTACAAGAAGTTAAAACTTGGATGGAACATCAAGCCTATTACCTGACTGAATCTAGTGTTGAGTTGGCACAAGAACGTGGACGTTGTGTAGATTCAGATAAGACACTATATGGTCAAGGTATCTTCCCTTGGGAACGCAGAGCAAATGGAGTCAACGAACTTGCTAACTTCACGCCTGAATTAAATTGGGAAGGCTTACGTGCTATGATGCGCTCATGTGGAGTGCGAAACGCTACCCAGATGGCTGTTGCTCCTGTAGAATCAAGCAGTGTAGTAATTAATTCTACCAATGGTATTGAAATGCCAATGAGTTTGATTAGTGTCAAAGAATCGAAAGCAGGATCGTTTGTGCAGGTTGTTCCGGAATATCAAAACTTAAAAGTACGCAAGAATTATCAGTTGATGTGGGAACAAAAAGACTGTGAACCATATTTAAAAACAAGTGCGGTTATTCAAGCATATATTGATCAGTCTATCTCTACTAACACATTCTATAACCCGGCACACTTTCCGGATCGTAAAGTTCCAACTACATTGATTGCTAAAAACTTAATGAACTTTTGGAGTTGGGGCGGGAAAACATTGTACTATAGCCTAATCAACAAACAAGGTTCTAAAGCACAAGATGAAGCTGAAGCTCCACTATTGCCTTCACAGATTGAATTTGAGGATGAGGAGGATTGCATTGCCTGCAAATTATAACATGTAAACTATGAGTTTCCTGTAAGTTGTGATAAATAAATGTATAGGAAATTTATATGGACTATCAAAAAATATACGATAATATTGTCAATAGAGGTAAGAATAGAGTGCTAACAGAATACAAAGAGAATCATCATATTCTACCTAGGTGTATGGGTGGTACAGACGATCCACATAATCTAGTAGATTTGACTCCTGAAGAACATTATGTTTGTCATTTGTTATTGGTAAAAATACACCGTGGTCACATTGGGTTAGTACGAGCAGCCATGTTTTTGACAGCATCTAATAAAGATGTTAAACGAAATAATAAAATGTACGGATGGATTAAACGACAGTATTCTGAATACATGAAGGGCCCAAATAATCCTCAGAAATTAAATCCACGTAGCGGTGACCGTCATCATTATTTTGGCAAAGGAAGACCTCCTTCATTTGAATGGTTAACTACTACCGGTAGAAAGATTCTGACAGACAAGATGATAGGTGACAAGAATCCTTGCGCCGGAGTTAAACCGTGGAATCACCCTAGAGCAACAACTTACACCAAGAGTGTGTGGTCAAAGGCAAATGAAATAAAGCTAATTTGGGAAGAAAATAACAAACCATCATATTGCAAACTGTATTCGCTAGTTAATGGAAAAGCAGTTGGTAAAGATTGGGAAGCGATAGGTCCCTATATGAACTTGGTAAAATATTTTAGAAATGGTTGGAATCCGGCCGAAGACGCAGAATGGATCAAGCTATGAAGATAGGTATATACGGAGATAGTTATACTACTTCTCACGGAAAGTTTGATGCACCGACTAACTGGTACAATCGTTTAGCTAGTTTGTTAAGTGACACACATGGTCCAACAACGATCAATCATTACGGTAGAGCCGGCTCGTCGTTATACTACACTTATAAAAAGTTTTTAGACACACACCATAAAAATGATCTTAACGTAGTATTAGTAACTGGGCCAGGCCGATATCCACATGTAGTTGAACTATCAGTTCCGGGTAATTCACGAACCTTTACTTGCAAAGAAGATGTACAACATTATCTAAATACACAACAGCAGATGCTATCTAAAGATGATGTGGTAATGTTAAATGATATTATTGGATGGTTTAATGCAAGTATAGATTACAAATATTTTCAAGACATGTCAGAACTAATGGTTTCTAAACTAGATTCTGTTAAAAACACTATTCTATATCCTTGCTTTAGTGATTCGTTGAACAAAGAACAATTAAAGAAGCTTGACTTAGATAAAGACATTCATTACATGCATTCATTTTGGTTCAGACAACTTGAAATTTTTGGAATAGAACCAAACACTTTCACTGCAATAGAAACTAAAAATCTATGTGGACACCTGACTGAAGAATTTAACATATTCTTTGCAAATATGGTGTACAAGAAGATACAAACAGGCAAATGGGATCATTCAGGTTTCTTGGATGTTACTATTAAAAAACCTAGAAAATTTTATTACGATAATTTTAAACATGAGTAAACGTCAAGCCAATGACCATCCATTCACTGACTTGCGCTTACCTGAAATAACTTCAATGAGATTACTCTGATGAACGCTAAAATTTTTAACCATTTCGTATTGTGTGGCACTAACAATGTTTCCGCTCGTCTTGTGTTTAAAAGTATGAACGGTATGGTCATATGATGGATGTTCTTTCCCTTTACTCAAAAAATGGTGAGTCCCGTCATCAACTCTCTGTTGATTTGCGAGAGATGCGAGTGTTGACATCTCAGATTTTGAGAGATTCATCCTATGCGCTATCATTTGGCAGGCAGGATATTGTCCTAGTAAAAAATGTATATTATAATGCTCTTGTAGAGACACCGCTCGTAGGTTGGATGGATCGTTGTTTTGATGATTCCCGTCTATATGGTGTATGTCATATGAACGACCGTCTGAATCAATTGGGATGGGGCCATGATGTTTAATAAAAATATGGCGATAGTTGATATGTATTCTCTTATAAATACTCATGCTGATTGCTCCTTAATAGCGTTAGAGAGGGTGGGTATTACCAGTACCGCGACTCTCACTTTTATTTATCAAAAATAACAAAATATGTCCAAACAACAATATAACCTAACTAAAAAAACAGACTATCTTTCACGTAAGATGTTCCTAGATCCTGCTGGACCAGTAACTGTTCAGCGTTTTGAAGAGGTAAAATACAAAAAGATCGCAGACTATGATGATACTGCGCAAGGATTCTTCTGGAGACCACAAGAAGTCAGTTTAACTAAAGACAGTGCAGACTTCAAAGATGCTAGTGATGCAGTTAAACATATATTCACTAGCAACCTATTGCGTCAAACAGCACTTGACAGTTTGCAAGGTCGCGGCCCGACACAGGTATTCTCACCTGTTTGTTCGTTGCCAGAACTTGAAGCACTGATGCTGAACTGGGGATTCTTTGAGACAAATATTCACAGCAAGAGCTACAGTCATATCATTCGTAATATTTACAATGTACCAAAAGATGTGTTTAACACAATTCACGACACCCAGCCTATCATCAGTATGGCAAGTAGCGTGGGTATGTATTACGACACATTGCATCGTATCAACTGCCGCAAAGAATTGGGCGAAGAGATTGTAGAACACGAACACATCAAGGCAATTTGGCTAGCACTACATGCAAGTTATGCACTAGAAGCATTCCGCTTTATGGTATCGTTTGCTACAAGTTTAGCAATGGTAGAAAACAAAATCTTTATTGGTAACGGTAATATCATTGGTTTGATCTTGCAGGATGAGTTATTGCACAAGGGATGGACTGCTTTTATTATCAATCAGGTAGTAAAAGAAGATCCTAGGTTTGCTAAAGTTGCGGAAGAATGCAAAGACGAAGTGAATAGAATTTACATTGACGTTATCCGCGAAGAAAAAGAATGGGCAGAATATCTATTCAAGTTTGGTCCAGTCATTGGTTTGAATGCAAACATCTTGAGAGACTTTGTTGATTTTACCGCTGTTGGAGCATTAAAAGAAATAGGCATTAAGTATTGGAATCCTGCACCAAAGAGCACACCTATTCCATGGTTCAACAAACATTCTGACACAAGTAAAAAACAAACTGCGTTACAGGAAAACGAATCAACAAACTACGTCATTGGCATAATGAGTGATTCAGTTAATTATGATGATCTACCGCAGATATAAGTTGGTATGAATCTGCGATTCTTCGGAGATAGTTGGTATTGGTCTTGGTATTGGCAAGAGTTTAAATCTAACGCAGTAAAAAACAAACTAGTAAGTAGTGCAGGGTTTCCTGCACTAGAAGCATATTTTAACTACTTAGGAGTGAATTGCATATCTTATAGCCAACCTGGGAATAGTTTTTCAAAAACAGTCAGTACGGTATTAAATTCCAATGACCATTCAGATATACAATATAATATTGTATTTTTCTCCTCACATCTCAGACGTGGTGCTATAAATGATATAGACATATCTTCCCGAGATAAATTCATAGAAGAATTTAATCTAAAGACAATTTCTGAATTGAATAAATTACAAGTATGGGCCAAAGAAAACAAACAGCAAATATTGTTATTAGGTGGTCAAAGTACGATACATAAACATGTATTTGATAAGTTACCTGACTCTACTAATCTTCATTTAGTTTCTGAGTGCATAATATCTCATCTTTTAGACAAAGGTGATCCTTTTGGAATATTAAAATTGGCAACAGATATAACTGATTTAGTAGACGATACTTGGGATCGTGATCTGGTAATATTTTTATATGATAACATAAAAGAATGGGAATTTAACGTACACAAAAATAAATTTACACTGCCTGATCTAGGTCATTTAAACGGTAGTGGAGCTCTGCTTCTAGCAGACATAATAATGGAAAAAATAGAACAGTTAAGTAAAGGAGAAAATTATGAAAGCAACAGTATGGAGTAAGTATCACTGCCCTTATTGCGACCAAGCAAAGGCATTACTCACACAAAAAGGAATCGAATTCGAAGAAAAGAAAATCGGAGACGGGTACACAAAAGAAGATTTACTAGAAGCAGTACCAACTGCACGAACAGTTCCTCAAATCTTCTTAGACGGTCAATTGATCGGTGGGTTCACTGAACTCAAGCAAAAATTAACAGAAAGCAAATAATGCAAATAGCACTACAACCAAACTCAGTATACACATTTAAACTCAACTCAGGAGAAGAACTTATCGCTAAAGTAAGACAAGCAGGCGGAGACTTCATTGAATTGGAAGAACCTGTCTCTATTGCCCCTACACAACAGGGTATGCAGATGATTCCTAGCGTATTTACAGCAGAACCGAAGGGTATTTTTAGACTAAATACTAATAGCATTGCTATCTATGCTGAAACTGATGACAGTATCAAAATGAAATATTTAGAAGCAACTACTGGTATTAAAGTACCGGAAAAGAAAATAGTACTAGGATAATATGGCAGCATTGAGTAGAGTAGGTGATACAAATCAGCCCGGTGGCGCAATTATGCGCGGAGCCGGGACTGTATTTGCCAACGGCATTAAAGTAGGGTTACATGTAAGTCAGATAACTCCACACGCGCCGTTTGGAAGACCTCATCCTCCTCATAGAGCAGCCAAAACTACACAAGGAAGCCCCACAGTTTTTGCTGAGGGCTGTCCTGTACTTAGAGTAGGATCAGGAAACACATGTGGACATAGTATTGTTCAAGGTAGCCCTGATGTGTTTTGCCCATGACCTCACCTAAACAATCTCCTCTAGGCGTAAATGCAATTGGGTCACTAATCAACAATACTGGGTTTCAGATAAATCCAGTAGCAGTATCCTATATGGGTGTAAGTAAAGTAAATGCAACATACACTCCCGGTACAATAGTCACTAACACATGTTTGAATTTGTTAACATACGCAATTAATGATGCGTATACTAGGGGCCAAATAACTAAGACACCTGCAGGAACATCGGTATATGATACACTAATTAGCATAGGTGCTAATGTGTGTCCTGCATTAGGTAATAGCAAGCCACCTACATATGTTGCAACTGATCCTAGTGGTCTGTGGACTGATTACGGAACACCCGCAACTAGTGGCTATGGTAATGATGTAAACCCTGACTACCCTAACAATGACGAAGGTCAAGGTCAAGAAGCTAGTTGGTTACCGTATGATTTAACTAACCCCAACGGATCAGTGACACAATGGGGATTCTTACGCAATTATGCATTGCAAGCATGGAATGAATACAATTGGAACGGCATACCAAGTAGCTCTACTGTTCAATATAAAGATTTTGTAAGTTCGTTTATGAGTTCACAGAGCTTTATCGAATCTAATAATCCTTTTATAAATATTGCAGGCAGAAGCATAACTTTCTTGCAAGGCACCTATAGTAACATGAACGACCTTACCAGCGGTGATATCACTGGTGTAAATTTAGCAACAACAACATTTGGTCGAGACTGTATCACATTGGGTAAAGTGATAGATTTGAGTAAGCTTGGTAAATTTGGGTTACCGTCTACGCTGTTGCAATCAATATACAAATACAATGCTCTAACCGAATCACTTACACTGGCATTGTTATCAGCCGGCATGACTCCTGATGAAGTGTCGGGTATTGCTTCGGGTGAAATAACTTCAGTAACAAAACAACAAGAGCAACAGATATACGGTTCATTCTTAGTTATAGTGGGTATAGACTTAATAGACATTGTAGTTCCATTGAACTGTAAAACAAAAGGTCTAACGACATTAGCAGATTTGTTAGATGTAAAAAAGATGTTCCCAAACAGTTATGCATCGATGACAGTTCCGATGTACAACCCGACTGCTAATCCCACGAACAGCAAAACATATTACCCTATATACGAAGAAGGTGGTGTAAGTTCTAGGTTGAATAATCCGGGGCTTACACAACAAGTAGGAATCAACACGCCGTTTGGTACTCCGCCGATAAGCAATAACACAACAACGAACATCCAAATATTACCTGTTGGGTTTAATTCATATTTACAAGAAGCGGTTCCAGATGACATTGGGACAGCATCAGGTGCATTTGCATTTAGTATGCTTCAAATCACTAACATCAGAAATGTTAGCTTTGAAAAATTTGCACAAGTGGCCGCATCAATAGAAGTAAGTAATGTAGGGTTGAACTTAGTTAATGGTACTGATGTTCCAACCAACACAACACTTGCACAACAAACTTATGATAAAGTCGCATTAGGCAGCGGCCCAGAAGGCACTTACACAATGAGCGACTTCTTTGGATGCATGTCAGGTTTACCTTATAGTTGGAATGAATTGCAAAAGAATATACTTGCGGCACAAACAACAAAGCTGTCCAACATATACAATCAATTGTATCTTGCTACGACATGGGAAGGTGCTACACTATCTGTTCAATATACAACTGCAGGCGGCCCTCTTTATACGATTACAGGATTAACCGTAACTGATCCGGGCGGCGGCTATTATAGAGGTACTGCATCTGCCCCTACTATTACTATTGCCGGCGGTTCGGGCGCAACTGCAACATGTACTATAGGAACAGATCCTAGTAATGTTTCAACATATGGTAGAGTTACAAGTGTAACGTTAACTTCAGCAGGATCAGCAACAGGAACAATTCCTACTGCAACAGTACAATGTCCTCCTACTGCAACATTGGCAGTAGAAATAGACGGCAGCATTGCAACTGGTGGAACAAACACAGCTAGCGGCACAGCAGGCTGGCCTGGAATGAACACTGTAGTTAGTGCATATATTACACAAGCTAATGCAGAAATAACAGCAATAAGCACAACCAAATTAACAGACACCAACAAACTAAACACAGTATACAATGTGTTTGGCAATCAGCTATTAGTTGAGCAAAGAGCTAGATATCATGGAATTCCACCAGTTGATGAGATTAGAGATATTTGGTTGAATCTAAGCCCTACATCTCAGATAACATTTGTTGACTCGATGACTAATTTTATGACTAACACATATCCTCATATGTATGGTCAGACATTGGAAGCAATCACTGATTTGTGCTCAGTGGGAGGACAAAGTGTTATTGCATTGGGTAGACAAATTAGAAATCAAGCAAAGTTACAAGAACTTGGCATAACAACAGATACATCTATACCCGATCAACCTAATCCTGCTGTAGCACCCGTTTTACTTTCCAACGGAACAGCACCTACTGCAAAGACTGGTATATCA